ACATTTCTCTAGCGCCTTCTAAGCCTTGCGATTCTTCTGATACTTCACCTCCGGCTTCGAGGTTTTTCATCATGTTATACATAACTTCTGCGCCTTTGTCTATATCTCCTTCACCAGCATTTCTTACAGCATCTGCTGTAAATACGAATTCATTCTTAGATAGTCTAGCAGGCACATCGTCAGCTCTTTCCATTCTACCCATATCTACAAAACCACCTGTTTCTCTGTAGTCTTTTTCTTGACCATCCATATCAATTAACGGCATAGTCTTCTTGGCCACTGGTTCTGCATCTCCTCCTTCTGCAAAAGATCTTTTACCATCTGGACCATAAGTAGGCATAGGAACAGGTTTTACTGCATCTGGATTTGCTGGATTGTTTATTTCAAAACCTCTTCTCATAATTTCCATTCTCATTTTAAACATTTCTTTTTCTTTAGGAGTCATTTTTTCAAGAATTTTTTGAAGAGGGTCTGGCATTCGCCTTGATGGTATTTTACCTTCTAAAATACTTTCTAATGAAGGACCATCTTTCAAACCAATACGTCCACCGTCAGCAGCGAATCTTGGTGCTAAATAATTATACGGATTTAATCTTATATCAGCTACGTTAATACCTTGAGTTCTGTAGTATTCATCTAAATCCATTTTATCATCATCGTCTTTACCCACACCTAACATGTCTAAAGCAAAAGGCACTCCTAGGCCTAAAGCTAAACCACCTTTTAATGTTGGCATTAATGATCCACCACCTTTTGTTAAACCTAAGTCACCAAGTATACCCATTGTTCCACCACCTGAAACAAAATCTGGAACATTAGGAACACTTTTTAAACCAAATAATTTAGACATAATTCCTTTTCCACCTGCACCACCAAAACCACCACCAAATTTAAATAACGCTGCACCTAATGCAGCTTTACCAAACGGTGACTTAACAACTTTCTTAACTGCTCTAGTTGCTTTCTTAACTAGTTTACCTAAGAAATACATTTGTCTACCAGCTTCATCAATATTGCCATCAGCCATACCACCCATGACTTTATTATTCATGATACCACCGTCCATGGCACCTGCTCTTAATGCATCAAAATCAAATATAGAACCAGCGAATCTTGGAGCGATACCAGCAAATACACCTGTTGAAGGTGTAGAGGGATCTGTAGGATCTGAAGGTGGATCTACAAAACAATACGCAGGTGGGTTAGGTCCTTTACATGGGTCTGGTCGTGTTGGATCACCTCCCATTCCTTCCATTAATCCTCTGTCTTGACCTATGTCTTGTTTAAGAGCATCCCATTCAGCGTTTGTATAAAGTTCACCTGTATTAGGGTTAACTAAATCTTTAGGTTTCGGCGTATTCATAAAATTTCCAAGATCACCTGCAGCAAATAAACCAGGATTATTTCTTTGCGTTAACATAAACTCAGAATAATTTTGTGGTACAGCTGTTGTTTTTTCAAAAGGACCTTTTGAAAATTTATCCTCAGTTGCAAAAGGTGAATCAAATAAATCTCTTAATGTTTCAATGTCAGTAATTCCCATACCAGGTTTTGTTGCACCTATCCCTTTAGGCTCGTAACCATAAGCTAATTCTTGAAACGCATCAAAGCCGATAGGAGTTTCTTCATCAACACCTTCTAATAATCTGTCGATCGTAGTAAGGTCTGCTCCTTGACTTTTTAAGTAATCTCTGTAGGCAATTAAATTATTATAAGAAGATTTTGCTGCACCAGGTAATGATCTTGCAAGATTATAAGCTTGTTTTCTTTTATCAAAAAGATCTTTTACATTAAATTTTTTCTTTTGTTTAGTTTTTTTTAAAAATTCTTGAACTTCTTTTTTAGCTTTTTTCTCATCTTCTTTTGTTTTTATTGAAGTTGGTTTACCTTCATCAACTGCTTTTTGAACCCCTGGTGGAAGTGCTGGTGATGTATCAAAAGTTGCAGTTTTGTTATAATCAGGAGAACCAGGAGGTGGACCAGGATTAAAACTACCTCCATCTTCACCTGCACTACCTCCAGAATAAGTACTACCTGTTGTTGAACCAAAGTCTCCTTCTAAAGAAGGTATACCACCAGGTCCCCTGTTTGGTTTACCATCTAACGATCCATATAAATCTAAATCTATAAGTATATCTTGTTCTTCAGGTGTGATGTAAGCTAGTTTTGCTGTAGGTGTGTCTGGTGATGACTTAGCTATTTTTGGTACAGTTACCATTTCAGACGGCATAAAATTCATAACACCTGCTTGTTTTACAGGTTCCATACTACCTTTTTTGTACATCTGTCTTGCTTGTTGAGTTCTTGTAATCGCCATCGTTCTAGTATACTATAATTTTGTATCTCCTCCAAGTGGTAAAGCTTCTACAGTTACCTTAACATCTCTTTTAATATCGTCAGCTATAGTTTCTGTTTCAGGGTTTTGTACGTCTTGCATAGCTTCTGCGTCTGAGTTATACTCTTGTCCCGTTTTCATATTAGTCAATGTAACCTCTGTTTGTGGTGTAATAATCTTTACTGGTTTACCGTTTATTATTTCTATTCTGTACGATGCTTCTGTTTCTATAAATGACATATTAATCCCTGTTTATTTCTAATATTGATGCGATCACATCTGCTGCGCCGCTGGTTGCGTTTACCTTTAATATCTCACTTTCTTCCATAATTAAAGGCTCACTTAATACTTGTTCTTTTGCTTTAGAAGATAAACTTACTTCTTTATCTACTACAAACGCTGTTCCTGATGAATTTGTTAATGTTACTTCAACTGTTGCTGTTGAGCTTGCATCTTCTGCTATTAAAAGTGATTTAACAATTGCTCTAGAGTTAGCTGGCACTGTATATAAAGTAGTAGCACCTGAACTTGTTAAACTTGCTTTTTTATTTGTATATACGTTAGCCACCTATAAACCAAGAGAATCTCTCTTGCTCCTGTTTTACTTCATCTAAAAATGTAGAATTTAATTGATCCTTCATAATAGTTAAAGCTCTGTTAATTTGTTTTTGGTTAGATACATCATATTCTGTTTTTGGTTCTGGTATTCTTATATTTATCTTTGTCATTATCTACGTCCATCTCCTTGTATATCCAATCTTAATGTACCAAATCTCCATTCTTCACCAGAACTATCATTTTCAATTTTAACATTTACAAATCTACCTCTAGCTCTTGTATCCTTTTTAATCGTACTTGAGGTAACTGTAAAGGGACTTAAAGCTGTTGTAGTATCTGATTGTTGAGGGTATCTTTTCACACCTAAACTTACTTTTGCATTACCTGTTAATGTTTTAAAATCTGGTATAAACCTTCTCATTGCAAGAAATACTTCACCAGCAACTTTAAGACCTATTTGCTGACCTTGTCGATTTCTTTGTCTTTGTTCTAAATCTATATCATATGATTTTATAAACGATGTAACAGCTGTTGTTGATCCATCTTCATTAACTTGATCTGTACCAACTTCATGTTCAAAAAATTTTGTTTGACCTAAACCATCTTGACCTACGACATCAGGAAACGTACCATTACTTGATGCATCGTATTTAGTTGCAAAAGGTTTTGGATATACGATTGCATCAATCCAAGAGGTCCTTGCTTCAGTGCCCGTGTACCACACACCACCTTTCATAGGTTCACCATAATTAAATACAACATACTTATCATTATAACTTGCACCTGCTGATGGATAGTACCAAATAACTTCTGTAAATAAATTATTAATACCAGCTACAACTTGTTGTCCTTTTGTTGTATCAAAATTATCATAAACAAAATCTTCTACGCTACATGGTAATGATTTAACTGTACCATCAAACATAAAGAAACCATTTGGTGATAACCAAAATGCAGCTCCATCTACTTCAACAACTGCATTCTTGCCTATCAATCCACAGTTCGTACCTACTTGTTCAAAACTAAATGTAAATGGTGAACCTACAAATTTCATTGTGTATAATGCGTTATCTGTAAATACTAGAATAGTTTCTTTCGCTTTGATAGCACCAACTATTTTTGTGCCATCTTGTAATCTAAAATCACCTGCAGTGTTTATAGCAGTTGCTGTGTAATCATTTATATCTTCTTGATCAGAAAATCTAACAAACATGTCGTCTTGTGTTGTTGTATCTCCAATAGTTGTTTCAGTTCCAAAGTGACATAAGTGTCTAGTTGTTGGTGATACTAAAGTTAATCTT